ATACCGTAATACTTACGTTGGTTCTGCTGCTCCTGATACTGACTTAGAACCTGATCAAGATATCACAATTTACAACGATGATAAAGTTCGTTTAACAAAATATTACGGTTTAGTTCCACGAGAATTGCTAGATTCTGCTACGCAAGACGAAGATTCTGAAGAAATTGAAGAAAATGCAACAGAAAAAACAGAATCACAGTACATAGAAGCTATTGTTGTTATTGCAAACGGCGGTATTTTGTTAAAAGCAGAGCCAAATCCGTACATGATGCAAGATCGTCCTGTAGTTGCTTTTCCTTGGGACGTTGTTCCGGGTCGTTTCTGGGGCAGAGGCGTCTGTGAAAAGGGTTATAACAGCCAAAAAGCACTAGATACCGAACTCCGCGCACGTATTGACGCACTAAGCCTTACTATTCACCCAATGATGGCAATTGATGCGACTCGTTTGCCGCGTGGTGCTAAGCCTGAAGTACGTCCCGGCAAGATGTTACTTACTAACGGAGATCCGCGTGAAGTTTTACAGCCTTTTAACTTTGGTCAAGTCAGTCAAATTACTTTTGCTCAAGCCGGAGCATTGCAAGACATGGTACAGCAAGCAACAGGAGCTGTTGACTCAGCAGGAATTGCTGGTAGTGTTAACGGCGAGGCTACTGCCGCTGGTATTAGTATGTCTCTTGGCGCTCTTATTAAACGTCACAAGCGTACACTAATTAATTTCCAACAGTCTTTTTTAATTCCTTTTGTTAAAAAAGCTGCACATCGCTACATGCAGTTTGATCCAGAGTCGTATCCGGTTGCGGACTACAAGTTTAACGCAAGTAGTACACTTGGCATTATTGCACGTGAATATGAAGTTACTCAATTAGTTCAACTGCTACAAACAATGAAAAAAGACTCTCCGTTGTATAATACGCTGATTCAAAGCATCATTGATAATATGAACTTGTCTAACCGTGAAGAACTTCTTACAGCTATGCAACAAGCTATGCAGCCTAATCCACAACAGCAACAAATGGCTATGGCAGCACAACAAGCACAACTACAGTTCCAACAGTCACAAACAGCAGCGTTGTCTGCTCAGGCTCAAGAGTCAACTGCTAGAGCTTCTAAACTGGTTGCAGAAGCTCAAGTGGTTCCTCAAGAGCTTGAGATTGACAAAATTAACGCTATCACTAGAAATCTAAAAGAAGGTGATGCAGAAGATAAAGAGTTTGAACGCCGCATGAGAGTGGCTGATACTCTCCTTAAAGAACGACAAATAGAAGGAAAAAATAATGTTAACCGACCACGAACTGAAGGCCCTTCTTCAGCGGATCAATCTAGAGTTTCAAGTCCAGTGGAAGAGGATAGACAGCCTAGAGAAGAAAATAGAGGAGCTGAGTAATGCCAAAGTCGAAAGATCCAAAACTAGCACGAGCAGGGGTAAGCGCGTACAACAAGCCAAAGCGAACGCCTAGTCATCCTACTAAAAAATTTGTAGTGGTTGCTAAGCAAGGTGACAAAACTAAAACTATTCGTTTTGGTGATGCAAAAATGAGTATTAAGAAAGACCAGCCTGCACGACGTAAATCGTTTAGAGCGCGTCACAAATGTGATACAAGCCCACCCAGCAAACTAACGGCACGATACTGGTCGTGCAAAAAATGGTAAGGAGATAACTATGCCCGGTCCTTTAGTCGCAGCAATACCTACAGTGTCTGCTTTTATTGCAAGACATGGTGTTACTAAAGCTGTAAAAAAATATGGAAGAGCTGCTGTAGATAAAGCAATGAAAGCAGGATCTAAAGCAAATCGCAAAGTAGATGATGTTTTAGACAAAGCTCAAGGAGTAACCAAAAAAACTCCGGGTCGTAAATCTGCTAAAGATGGTATTACTGTAGGTAAAAAACGAACTCAAGCAGATCGAAGAACACAAAGAATAAAAGGAGCTGCTGGAGGCGCTGCTGTAACTGGAGCTGCTTCTATGAGTTCTAATAAAAAAACAACAGCTGCCAAAAAACTTCCTTTAGCTAAAAAAGGAATGCCAGTTGATGTACGAGGTACTGGAAAAGGAATGCGTTATTTTCAAAACGGTAAAGAGGTACGAATTAAGTAATGGCTAAAGGCGTAAAGCATTACAAGCGTGACGGTACTGAATATACAGGTGGCACGCATAAAATGCCTAATGGAGAAGTCCATTCAGGTAAAACCCACGGAAAAACATCTGTAAAACTTTTTCATTTTGAAGATCTGTCTAAGACAGCTAAGGAGAAAGCTATGCCCGGTTATGGAATGAAATCAACTAAGCCAAAGAAAAAACCAGCGATGCCTGTTCGTGGTCAACGTACAATGACTAATCGCAAGAAAAAGAAAAAGTAATCATGCCAAAGGCAAAAAGTAAACCAAAAAAGTCTGGTTCAACCCCTAAGAATAAGGCTTTGTACTCTAGAGTTAAAGCAGAGGCTAAACGTAAATTTGATGTATGGCCTTCTGCTTATGCTTCGGCTTGGTTAACTCGTGAATACAAAAAACGTGGTGGCACGTATGGCTAAAAATGGATTAAAAAAGTGGTTTGCAGAAGAGTGGGTAGACGTTAAAACTGGTAAACCTTGCGGTCGTAAGTCTGCAAAGAAAAGTAAACGTCCATATCCTTCTTGTAGACCTAAAGCTGTTGCTGCAAAAATGACAGCAGCTGAAAAAAAATCTTCGGCTAAACGTAAAACAGGACCAGCTAAAATTAAACACGCCGTCACAGCTTCTGGACGTAGAAGAAAAACTACAAAAAAAGCTTGACATTTAACTTAAAACATGATATAATATAATTATATAGTAAACTTTAGAGAAAACTATGACACCTGAGCTTGAAACATACTTTAATAATTACAATCAATTATTTAACCATGATGGTTTCAAACAACTCATTAATGAACTTTCTAATAACGCAACTCAATTAGCTGACATTCAATCAGTTAAAGATCTTGAAGAATTGTTTTTTCGGAAAGGTCAAGTTGCTGCTTTTGCTACAGTAATCAATCTAGAAAATACTATTACAGCAGCTAGAGAGCAAGCTGAAGCAGAAGAAGAAGATCCTATAAATGTTTAAAGTATTTGATTTCCGTTGTACAAACGGTCATATATTTGAAGAATTTGTAGAGGGTACTGTTACAACTAGTAGGTGCGGTTGTGGTGCCAATGCTACAAAAATGGTATCTGCCCCGTCTTTTCACCTTGAAGGCCATTCTGGAGACTTTCCGGGACGGCATATGAAATGGGTACGAGAACACGAAAAAGCAGGTAGAAAGAAGTCTCCATAATGATAACGATCACGGAGTTTAATAATGTCTAGAGCAACATTGCTAGATCTACCCCCTGAAGAGGAAAACGTAGATCAAATTGAAAAAAACGAAGTTGAAGAAATTGCACTTGAAGAGATCCAGCCTGAACAACCAAAGGCTGAAAAACCTCGAAGAGTTGCTAAAAAAGCTCCTAAAGTGCCTGAGAAGTATAAAGGCAAATCTTTAGAAGAAGTTGTAGCGATGCATCAAGAAGCCGAAAAGCTGCTTGGTCGTCAATCTTCTGAAGTAGGAGAGCTTCGTAAAGTTGTTGATGACTATATTTCTAGTCAACAACAAGCAGCACCTCAACAACAAGTTGAGCCTGAAAACGATATTGACTATTTTACAGATCCTCAAGGCGCAGTTAATCGTGCTATTGAGAATCATCCTAAGATTAGAGAAGCAGAACAATACTCTACGCAGTATAAAAAACAAGCGTCTTTGGCGCAGCTTCAGTCTAAACATCCAGACATGCAAGATATTTTAGGTGATCCTAAATTTGCTGAATGGATTAAGGCATCTAAAATTAGAACTCAGTTATTTGTATCAGCCGATCAACAATATGATGCTGACGCTGCTGACGAACTGTTTACACTCTGGAAAGAACGTAAAACAGTAGCTAGTCAGACTGCTAAAGTCGAAAGACAAGCACGTAGGCAATCATTAAGAAAAGCTAATACAGGTAATGCACGAGGTACTGCTGAAGGTAGTCGTAAAAAAGTATATCGTAGGGCTGACATAATTAAACTAATGAAAGATGACCCTGACCGTTACCAAGCTTTGTCTGATGAAATCATGGCAGCTTATGCGGAGGGTCGAGTCAAATAATCTAGGAGATTGACATGGCTACTGCAACTTATCCGGGTGCAGCCGGTAATACTGCAAAGACAGAAGCAGCAACGTTTATTCCAGAAATCTGGAGTGACGAAATTATTGCTGCTTATCAGAAGAACCTTAAGATGGCTCCTCTTGTCAAAAAGCTTGCTATGACTGGTAAGAAAGGCGACAAGCTTCACATTCCAAAGCCCGTTCGTGGTGATGCAAATGCAAAAGCAGCTGACACTGCAGTTACTATCATTGCAAACACTGAAGGCGAATTGACTGTTGACATCGACCGTCACTTCGAGTACTCACGTCTTATCGAAGACATCGTTGAAGTACAGGCGCTTTCTAGCCTCCGTCAGTTCTACACTGAAGATGCTGGTTACGCTCTTGCTGTTCAGATCGACAACGATCTACACGCAGCAGGTACTGGTTTTGGTGACGGCGGTGCTGTTGTATTTAGCCCTGCAGAAACTGACTACCAGCACAGTGGTTGTTTCTTTAACGACAACGGTACTACTACTCAGTACACCGATGACACAATGGACGCAAACGACGTGTTCACTGATGCATTCTTCCGTGACATGATCCAGAAGCTCGATGACAACAACGTACCTATGGACGGACGTTCGCTTATTATTCCTCCTTCTGTTCGTAACACCATCATGGGTATCGACCGATACGTGTCTTCTGATTTCGTATCTGGACAGGCTGTTAACTCTGGTTTGATTGGTAACCTTTATGGTGTAGACGTTTACGTTTCAGCTAACTGCCGCACTATCGAAGCAGCTGGCGACAATACTGCGTCTTCTATCGACACCCGTGCTGCACTTTTGTTCCACACTGACGCTATCGTCATGGCAGAGCAACAAGCTGTACGTTCACAAACCCAGTACAAGCAGGAATACCTCTCGACTCTGTACACGGCTGACTGCCTGTACGGTGTTCAGGTATATCGACCTGAAGCTGGTTTCGTTCTCGCAGTCGCAGAGTAACGACTATAGGGGTCAGCAATGACCCCTTTTCCTTTTCTTTTGTAGGAGTCGTCAATGGCTTTATTCCGTGGAACAGGTGGTTCTGGTGATGCTAGTACAGACACGTATGCGTCTGAGGTAGCACTAGAGGCTCGGACTGCTTCTACAAAAGCAAATGAAGCTGCTGCTTCGGCTACGTCTGCAGCTACTGCTCAGGCTGCTGCTGAGGTTGCACAAGCTGCAGCAGAGACTGCACAAACTAACGCAGAGACTGCAGAAACAAATGCAGAAACTGCAGAGACTAATGCAGAGACTGCAGAAAACGCAGCTGTATCGGCTAAGACATCTGCAGAAACTGCAAAGACTGCTTCAGAAACTGCACAGTCAGCAGCAGAAGTAGCTAAGACAGCCGCAGAAACTGCAGAAACAAACGCTGAGACTGCAGAGACAAACGCTTCTGCTTCCGCAACAACCGCAACGACTAAAGCCACAGAAGCAGCCACATCAGCGACCAATGCAGCAACCTCAGCTACAACAGCCACCACTAAGGCATCAGAAGCAGCGACCAGCGCTACTGCAGCTCAAACTGCTCAGACTGCAGCAGAAACAGCGCAAACAGCGGCAGAGGCGGCTCAAGAAGCAATTGATGGTCTTTACCTTGGCACTTCTGCTACCAACCCTACTGTTGACCTTAACGGCGATGCTGTAACGGCAGGTGACTGGTACTTCAACACTAGCGACAACACTACTCGAATCTACGATGGTTCCACGTGGAACAGTATTAACCCGGATCTTGTTGGTGACTCTACGCCACAGCTAGGTGGCAACCTAGACCTAAACAGTAATGACATTACAGGTACGGGTAACGTCAACATCACAGGCAATGTGGTACTTAGTGGTACTGTTGATGGCCGTGACGTAGCTGCAGACGGCACCAAGCTAGACGGCATTGAAGCCAGTGCTACAGCAGATCAAACCGCAGCTGAGATACGGACGCTTGTAGAGTCAGCAACAGATTCCAATGTATTTACTGACGCAGACCACACAAAGCTCAACGGTATCGAAGCTAGCGCAGACGTAACGGATACAGCTAACGTAACCGCTGCTGGTGCGCTAATGGATTCAGAGGTGACTAACCTTGCACAGGTAAAAGCCTTTAGCTCTGCTGACTACGCTACGGCAGCACAAGGCGCATTGGCTGACAGTGCATTACAGAGTGGGGACAATATTTCTGTCCTAACTAACAACTCAGGCTATATAACTGGTAACGAAACGATTACTCTGTCTGGAGCAGTTACAGGTTCAGGCACAACTTCTATCACTACTACACTGTCAACTGTTGACGGGGGAACTTATTAATGACCACGATTAAACTCAAGAATGGTTCTGGCGCACCTACGGCTGGTGATCTTGTTCAAGGCGAACCCGCATTAGACCTAACTAACAAGCGCCTCTACACAGAAGACTCAGGCGGTACTGTTATCGAAGTAGGTACTAACCCTACTAGCATTACCACTGGTGACATTACTGCAACAGGCACAGCTACCTTTGCAAACCTTGCTACCTCTGGCGACGTAACCTTTGGCGACAACGACAAAGCCATCTTTGGTGCTGGCTCCGACTTACAGATTTACCATGATGGTAGTCACTCGTACATTGTAGACGCTGGTACTGGGAATATGTATCTCAGCACAAACGGCAATGGCATTGTTATGCAAGCGTCTCTTAGTGAAACAATGTTTTCTGCCTTGCCTAACGGTTCTGTGCGACTTTATCACGACAACAGCCAAAAGCTAGAAACAACGTCCACAGGCATCGACGTAACTGGAACTGCTGTTACAGACGGTCTTACTGTAGGTGCGCAAGATCGAATCTATTTAGACGGCGGCAGTAACACATACATTCAAGAATCAGCGGCTGATGACCTTAGATTTTTTGTCGGAGGCTCACAGGCTGTTCGAGTGCGGCCTAGTGGAACAACTATTTTAGGGACTGTCACTGCTGACGATATGGTCATTAGCAATGGTAGCCCTACCCTAACCTTCTACGAAACAGACACAACAAACCTAAATGCTCGCTTTGATAACGGCGGTGGCGACCTATATATCCAAACGGTTCACGACGACGGTACTAATGCGAAAACTCGGATACTGGTAGACCACTCAGACGGCGACATCAGTTTCTTCAACTCCGCTGGCTCCTCACAAGACCTTTACTGGGACGCAAGCACTTCACGTTTAGGTCTGGGTACTACGTCGCCTGCTTACGAGCTTGATGTAAACAGCACTATCCACATTGGAAACGACGGCGGCTCTAGTTTTACCCATTCACGTTTGATACTAGACGCTAACGGTGCTAGTCGTGCGGCAGGAATATTTAGTCACAATCAAGTAAACGATACAGAGTGGTTCTTTGGTAATCCCTATGACACTCCTGATTCGTTTGCTATTAACAGACTGGCAACGGCTTCGCATTCAGATGCTACCGCAAACAAGACCA